CCCGCAGCCACTTACACCAGTTCCTTGGGCGTCACTGCCCACACCAACCCGATTGTGTTGGATTCTGGTGGCCGAGTGCCCGGTGGAGAGATTTGGCTGACCGATGGGGTCATTTACAAGTTTGTTTTGCAGACCAGCACCAACGTGCTGATTGCCACCTACGACAACATCGTGGGCATCAACTCCAACTTTGTCAACTACACGACTGAGCAAGAGATTCAAACGGCCACCGCAGGCCAAACCGTGTTCAACCTGACCACTACTCAGTACCAGCCGGGCACCAACAGCCTAAGCGTGTACGTGGACGGCGTGAACCAGTACGGTCCTGGTGCTCAATACGCTTACCTTGAGACTGACAGCGACACGGTGACCTTTGTGTCCGGTTTGCATGTGGGTGCCAGCGTCAAGTTCACCACGGCCACACAGACCACTGGTAACGCAACTGATGCGTCTGTGGTGGCCTATACGCCTCCGTTTACCGGTGGTGTGGCAACCAACGTCGAAGACAAACTGGCGCAAACAATTAGCGTGCAAGACTTTGGTGCTGTTGGTGACGGCGTAACGGACGACACGGTGGCGATTCAAGCTGCAATTGACAATTCGGTTTCTGGTGTGCAAATTTACTTTCCACCAGGAACATACAAAACAACTGCGGCGCTAAAAGTAAAAACAGACACAGTGCTTGCTGGGTCTAACCGCGATGTTTGTGTTATTCAAAACTCAGTAAGTACAATACTTACTACAAATGAACCAACGGCAACTCGTTACTATGAAGTAGTAATTAAAGAATTGACTTTTGATGGTGTTGCAGTTGCAGGGCAGATAGGTATTAATTTGCCGCACGTTTCATTTTCAAAACTTGAACGTGTGGCCGTTTTTAACTGCGCAACGGGTATTTACTACATTGCTGAAACAAGCGGCGGCACTGTAACAGGCGCGTATTACAACTCAATTTACGATCCGCTTGTATCTGATTGCACCAACGGTATCGTATTTGATAAAACCGCAAATGAAAATTCAGTGTATGGCGGAAAAATTACTGATTGCGATGCTGGAGCATATCTTGGAAGCGTCAACTCTGTCAAATTTATTGCCACCGCTTTTGAAGGCAACGTAACATATGGTGCAGCTATTACGGGGTATAACTGCTCATTGATTTCATGCAGATTTGAGGGAAATAACACTTGCACAGGCGTTAACAATAACCCCACCACAGGCGTATATAGCAACTATGTATACGCTCCTCATTTCCAAGGGTTGTTGGCAAGTTACAACGATGTAACAGGTACGTTAACAATCATTGATGATTCTGGAATGAACTTGGGTGTTCGTACCCATGTAACTGCTTTTCATACAAAAAGAACAGCATCTGGTTCATTACCTTTAATGTATCTTGAGGACACTGGCGCTGCATCGGGAAATCCTAGTGTTTATAAATCCTCATTGGCGAGAACCACAGGTAAGCACATAGAAGGCGTAAATGAATCTGGTACGGCAGTATGGGGCGTGAACTATTATGGTCAGTACGAGTGTTTTACCGCTAACAGGGGCATTTTCTTGCGTTCTCCTAACGGATCGCGTTGGGAAATTTATGTAACTAATGCTGGAACTATTGCGGTTGCAGCAGCTTAATTAATCACAGAGGTACAAAATGGCTGACGCAAAAATATCCGCACTGCCTGCATCGACTACCCCGCTTGCGGGTACTGAAGTTGTCCCACTTGTTCAAAGTGGTGCAACCAAACAAGTCAGCGTTGCAAACTTAACAGCAGGTCGAGCGGTCAGCGCCTTAAGTTACAACGCAACATCTTTTTCTCGCGTAACTGCGGAAGGCGCGGCAATTGGGTCGACGGGTCAAGCACTCCAAGCGCAAAGAACAACCAATGATTCAATTTTGTATGCGGGTTATCGAACCACACCAGATGCTTGGGTAATTGGCGCATCATATACTAGTACGGGTGCGTATAGACCCATTATTTTTGCGACAAGCGATCTTGCTAGGGTTACTGTCGCCACTGGCGGCGATGTCACAGTCAACACAGGCAACCTCGTCATCGGCACATCTGGCAAAGGCATCGACTTTTCTGCCACACCGGGCACAGGCACAAGCGAGTTGCTGGCTGATTATGAAGAAGGTACTTGGACGCCTACAGTTACTGCTAGAACAGGAACCATTACTTCAGTGGGGACCGTATATGGTTCTTACACTCTTGTTGGTAGACAAGTAACATTAAATGCAAAAATACCAATTACTAACAATGGAACAGGCGCTGGTGCGATAATCATAGCGGGAATGCCGTTTTCACCCAATACAAGTGGTATTATCTATTACAACGCATTGGGAATTAATGATTCCACTGCAAAATCAATAAATGGTTTTGTTTCGTCAGCTAATATAGAGTGCAGATATTATGATTCAACATACCCAGTTGCAAGCACCCAAACACTTTACATAACTACAACTTATTTTGTTTAAGTTGCGGAAATTGAAAATTTTTAAAGGTTGAAATATGTCATTGACAAAAGTAACGTACTCAATGATTCAGGGCGCTCCTGTAAACATTGTCGACTATGGGGCAAGCCCTTCTGCGACAGCATCTGAAAACGCAACCGCAATTCAAGCTGCTGCCAATGCTGCAAACGCAACAGGTGGCTATCTTGTTGGAGCACCCGGCGTTTATACAGTAGACGCCACAATTCAACTTGAGTGCAATGGTGATTTGGGTAATCTTGCAATTGAAGCTAACGCAAATAGCGTCAGCCCAATTGTTCGTTTTGGTACGGCAACCGGCGCCCCGACCAGCTACAAACGAATTGTTTTACCATCAGTCCGCAACAATTCACGCGCTACGGGGACTTGGGGCGTGGGTATTGCTGTGGAGTTAGCAAACTGCAATACCTGCCAAATTACCGTTGTAAGCGCAACTGAATGTGAAACCGGCGTGTACGCTGGGGGATACACCAGCGGATTTGCGTACAACACTGTTAGCTTAATGTTTGTTTATTCAAATAAGATTAACATGAATGTTGGCGCAAGATCGGTTGACGGATGGTCAAACCAAAACACGTTTATTGCTGGACGGCTTGGGACCAATAGCGCAGATTTCACAGTCAGCGGGTACACTGGCACACGCGACATCATTATCGGTAATTCTTACGGACAAGCAAACAACAACATATTTCTCAACACAAGTTTGGAATCCGCAGATGTTGAGTATTCTATTGAATTTAAACAACAAACTGCGTTTAATCAATTTCAGTCTTGTCGCTACGAGGGTGCCGGCGCTAAAAGAGTATTATTTAATACTGACAATTCATCCGGTAATAATTCAAACTTGTTCATAGGCGGCTATCAAGCGTCTGATATTGTTTTTTCATATTCCGGCAGCGGGTCTAACTCATACAACTCGTTAATTGCAGGAAGATCAAATTTTATTGACGCAACTGGTGTTGGTTTTAGTATAAGTACCGGCTCTAGCTCGCAACCACATTTGCAAGGATTTGAGGCTGGAACAACCGCGCTTGGAAAAACTAACAGCGCAACGAATTGGGTTTATAGAGTTTCTGAATTAGGATATTTTGTAAAGCCATCGGCAAGCACGTATCAAGCAATACGCATTGCGCCAACTGGTTACATATACCTCGGAACTGGAACAACAGCAACTCCTGAAAGTTATTTTAGGGAGTATGGTGCGGATCAAATTAGATTTTCGGTAAACAATGGCAGCACTGGATCATTAACGCCAGCTGTTGATAATGTTGTTGCTTTGGGTCAGGGCAGCAATCGTATGTCGGTAATTTATGCCGCCACTGGTTCAATTAACACTTCCGACGCCCGTGAAAAACAAGATATTGAACCACTTGCCATCGCCGAAAAGCGTGTTGCAGTTGCACTTAAAGGATTGGTTAAAAAATTCCGATTCAAAGATGCTGTTGATAAAAAAGGTTTAGCCGCGCGAATTCACGTTGGCGTAGTTGTTCAAGAAATCATTGCTGCATTTCAAGCTGAAGGTCTTGATGCTATGAATTACGCAATGGTTTGCTATGACAAGTGGGAAGCGCAGGCCGAAGAACGTGACGAGAATGGTCTTGTGACAAATCCTGCCCGTGAAGCTGGAGATCGCTACGGTATTCGTTACGAGGAACTGTTGGCATTTATCATTGGAGCAATGTAACCGTACTGGCGCGGCCCACCAGCCTTAATGCCTGACTGGATGGTCAGGATGGAAACAAGGAAAACATCATGTCTCTTGAAAAAGTAATCTCTGCCGATCTGATTGAAACACTTGAAAATGGCTGTGTGCAAGTCCGCACCAAGACCGTCATTAAAGAAGATGGCGTTGAAATCAGCAGCAAGTTTTACCGTCACGTTGTCGCCCCCGGCGATGATTACAGCGCCGAGGATGCCCGTGTACAGGCCATCTGCGCTGCCATGCACACTGTTGACGTTGTGGCCGCATACAAAGCTGCCCAAGAAGCTGCCCAAACCAATGTTGCACAGCCAGAGTAATCTGCTGTAAGATAACCCAACCGTACCGGTGAGGTTCACCGGGAACTCACACGAGTTAAAAATGACTGATGAAGTCCAAGCCTTAGCGGAAGTTGACTCCGCGCAAGCACCCGAGGTGACGGCCACCACGGACAATGCACAAAATGCGCCGGTAGTAGCTGAGAATCAAGACGGTAGCACCCAGGAAGAAAAGAAGTATTCCCAGGCTGAAATCGACGCGATGATTGGCAAGCGCCTCGCAAGAGAACAGCGCAAATGGGAACGTGAGCAGCAGGCAAAGCAGGCACCCGTGCCAGCAATGCCAACGGATATTCCGACATCAGATCAATTTGACAGCCCGCAGGCATACGGTGATTTCATCCGTGCCGAAGCTGAAAAGCTGGTCCAACATCGGGAGATCCAGAATCAACGCGCTGAGATTGAGGAAACCTTTGCAGAGCGTGAGGAAGAAGCCCGGTCTAAATACGATGACTTTGACCAAGTTGCGTATAACCCGAATCTTCGAGTCACCGATGCGATGGCCGAAACCATCAAAGCGTCTGACCTTGGACCTGATCTGGCCTACTGGCTGGGCAGCAACCCCAAGGAAGCTGATCGCATATCTCGCTTGTCGCCACTGTTGCAAGCGCGTGAGATTGGAAAAGTTGAGGCTAAATTAACTGCCGAGCCTTTCCAAAAGAAAACCTCGTCTGCGCCAGACCCGATTCGTCCGGTAACCGCACGAGCAAGCAACCCTGGTGTCACTGACACCACCGATCCTCGGTCTACCAAGACACTGAATGTATCGGACTGGATTGCTGCCGAGCGCCAAAGACAAATCGACAAAGCACGGGCAACCCGCAACCGCTAAATAGGAAATCATCATCATGAGCAATTCGATCCTTACCATTGACATGATCACCCGCAAGTCTCTCGAAATCCTTGAGAACAACTTGGTGATCACCCGCAACGTGAACCGTCAGTACGACGACAGCTTCGCTGTCTCAGGTGCCAAGATCGGTTCCACACTGCGTATCCGTTTGCCCGACCGCGCTTTGGTCACTGACGGTGCCGCCCTGCAAGTTCAGGACGACAACGAACAGTTCACCACTTTGACTGTCTCCAGCCAAAAGCACATCGGCATCAACTTCACATCCGCTGAATTGACCATGCAGATGGACGACTTCGCAGAGCGTGTCTTGAAGCCACGTATCAGCCAGTTGGCCTCCACCGTGGACGCTGACGTTGCCAACGCATACAAGCTGGTCGGTAACTCTGTTGGCTCCCCCGGCAATGCCCCATCGACCGCCCTGGTGCTGTTGCAAGCCCAGCAGAAGCTGAACGAGAACGCCGCCACCATGTCGCCTCGCTACGCTACCGTGAACCCTGCCGCTAACGCTGCTCTGGTGAACGGTCTGTCTGGTTTCTTCAACCCCACAGATGTCATCTCGCGCCAGTTCAAGAACGGCATGATGGGTGAGCAAGTGTTGGGCTACGAAGAAGTCAACATGAGCCAGTCGATCAAGGTCCACACTTGCGGCACCCGTGCTGCTACTGGCAACACCACTGGTGCGAGCGTGACTGCTGAAGGCGCAACCACTCTAACATTGACTGTCGGTTCTGGTGAAACCATCGCTGTTGGTGACGTGTTCACAATCGCTGACTGCTTTGCAGCCAACCCACAGACTCGTGAGTCCACAGGTTCGTTGTTCCAGTTCGTGGCTTTGACCTCCTCCACCAGCACAACCACAGCCACTGTGACTGTTGCCCCAATGTACTCGGCTGGTAACGCCCTGTGCACGATGGTCAGTTTGCCTTTGACTGGCAAGGCTGTGATCTTCGTTGGTGCCGCTAGTGGTTCGTTCCCCCAGAACTTGGTGTACCACAAGGATGCCATCGCATTCGCTACCGCCGACCTGTTGCTGCCACAAGGCGTTGACATGGCAAGCCGTGCCGTTCACAACGGTATCAGCCTGCGTGTTGTTCGTCAGTACGACATCAACAACGACCGTATGCCTTGCCGTGTTGACGTGTTGTATGGCTTCAACACCATTCGTCCACAAATGGCTTGCCGCATCTTCGGCTAAATCGAACCGGGGGCTTCGGCCCCTGCTTTCAAACCACTTTAAAAGGAAATTATCATGGCACTCCCAAACGGCGCAGGCGGTTACCAAGTTGGTGACGGCAATCTTGGCGAAATTAGTTTCTCCAACACCAGCACTCCAGTTGCTTTGACTGGCGCGGCTGTCACCATCACAGCAGACAATTTGGCTGCTGGTGTGTGTACCATGGACTCAGGCGGCACAGACGCTGGAGCCTATGTATTCCCCACAGGCGCATTGCTTGACGCTGCGTTCCCTAGCCTTAAAGTTGGCTCAACATTTGACTGCTCTTTCATCAACATTGGTGACAATGCAGCAAACGATGTGGTCTTCACCGCTGGCACGGGCAACACCCTTGTTGGTAACGACACGATCCAAGATTCGCTGACCAAAACCAGCAACACATCTGGCACGTTCCGTTTCCGCAAAACAGGTGACGCAGCGTACTCAATCTATCGCGTTGCTTAATTTTTGAGCAACTGGTAAAACGGGGCTTCGGCCCCGTTTTCACATGGAGATTTGAATGAACATTGTCCTCGTACACCCTGAGTTTGGTGCCAAAGTTGCTACCAACGAAGCTGAAATCGTCAATGATGAAAAAAACGGCTGGACACGGTACAATCCTGACACACCTGTCGAGGTGGCATCTGAGCCGGTAGTCGAAGCGCCAAAGCGCAAGTACACCCGCAAAGTGACCGATCAACCTGTCGAACAGCCCAACGAAGTCCCATCGTTTTTGACTTCGGCAAGCGACGAATCCGAAGGAAGCTGAAATGGCATATACCGCTGGCGATCAAATTACTCGGGCACT